CATGCAGATGTAGCAAATCCTAATACACCTACAAAAGCAGAAGATTTACAACAAGACCTTAAAATAACAGTTGCATCTTTGACAGTATTTGGTAAAACCAAATAATGAATCCATACGGCGGAACTGAAATACAAGTAGAATATCTACATAAATACGTATCACCAGAATTACTTAATAAAGCTCAAATAACAACTTCTGTTCCAGAAAAAGAAAAAGTAGTTATAGATAAAACTAATATACTTTGGGTACATAATAGTTATGATCAACCCAATGTAATGCCTTGGTTTAAGAATAAATTAAACCACGGTAAATATGATTATTATGTATTTAACTCTCATTGGACTTATGAAAAGTATAGATATTTTTTTAGTGTCCCTACAGAACTATGTTTAATTATTAAAAATGGTTTTGATGATGATTTAATAATAAAGAAAGATTTTAAGATAAAAGATAAAATTAAATTAGTTTATACTTCAACTCCTTGGCGTGGATTAGACGTGCTCCTAGATGCGATGGAACAAATTAAAACAGATAAAGTTGAATTAGATATTTATTCAAGTACACAAATCTATGGCGATCAATTTAAAAAATATAATGATGATAAATTTGTTGCTTTATATGATAAAGCAAAGACAATAAAAAATGTAAATTATAAAGGTTATTTGCATCATAAAGAATTGATGAAAGTACTTCATACTTACGATTGTTATATTCATCCATCTACATTTGAAGAAACCTTTTGTGTAGCGGCTATGGAATCGTTAGCAGCGGGCCTTGCTGTAGTGACCACGGACCTCGGTGCTTTATATGAAACCTGTGCTGAATTTCCAATCTATATACCTCATCAAAATAGTAGAAAACTATTAGCGACTCACTTTGCTGATACCATTAATCAATTACCAGATATGTTAAAAAATACTGATGAAAATAAAATGAAACTTCAACAACAATACTATAGACAATTTTATCATTGGGATGTAATAAAGACTTATTGGGAGAATTTTTTAAATGGGATATAAACAACCTTTTCGTATATTTGTAGCAACACCAGTTCACTCTGATGTATCTATTCATTATTTTAAAGCATGCCTTGAATTTCAAAAAGAATGTTTTGTTAGAAAAATACCAGTAATGTTTCAAGTTATGAAAAGTAGTTTGGTAACACAAGGTAGACAATTATGTGTATCTGGATTTATGGAATCAGATTGTACACATATGTTATTTATAGATTCAGATATATCTTTTAATTTTAAAATGATTGAAAGAATGATTAATTTTGACAAAGAGATTTGTCTTGTTCCTTATCCTATTAAGGGAATGGATTCTAATAAAATGAAAGCAAGAATATTAGCTGGAGATACTTTAGATCCATTATTATTAGGTAATCAATATACAATGGCTGTTCCAGATCCTTCTAATGTTAAAGTCACTAATGGTTTTATAGAAGTAGATAGAGGTCCTGCTGGATGTATGTTAATTAAAAAAGAAGTAATTAATAAATTAATTAAAGAGTATCCAGAATTTACAATTAATCAACATACTTTAATTGATGGTAAATTAGTTAAAAGAAACTATATGTATAACTTCTTTGATACTTATTGGAATAAAGACGATAAAACTTATACTGGAGAAGACTTTTATTTCTGCAAATTATGTAAACATGCTGGTATTAAAATGTATGCATTAGTAGATGAATATATATCGCATCACGGAGAACATAGTTATACGGGTAGACTTTTAGATGAATTCAAAAAAACAGAAACTTCTGCGGAAATAGAAGGAAAAACAATCAATAACGATATAGATCCAAACAGCTCTGATATTGCTAAGAGCTAATAAATTCGTTAAAATGGTTAATTAGTTAACTATTTTATTATATATGGATCCATTAACAATTGCCCTCGCCATATATGGGGGATATCAAGGATATAAAAGTTCTAAAAAAGCTGGTGCAAATACTCTTGGAAAAATATTTGGTACAGCTTTAGGGGCATACGGTGGATACAATTTAGGACAAGGAATTGGAAGTTTAACAAATGCAGGACCAGCTGTTGCAGAAAATATAGGTCAGACTGCTGTTACTGAAGGAGTTACTAAAGGTATTGGAGCATTTAATCCATACGCTGGAGTTATAGATCCTTATGCAGGTACTTCTTTAGGAATGGATACGTCTGCATTACAAAATGCAGCAGTCAATCAAGTTCCATTAGGAGGAGTACAGGCCTATAATCCAGAACTTGCTAACTTTGGTAAAGATGCAGTTGCTGGAACATTTCAACAAATACAACCTATAACAAGTCCGTATGCTGGAACAAGTTTAGAAATGAATCCAGCTACAGCAAGATATGGAATATCGGAAACAGATCTTAGTAAAGCTGGTAATATAAGTGGAGCAGAGGCAGGAGCAAAAGCAGGAGCAGGAGGTGGTGAACAAAAAGAAAAATCATTTTTAGATCAAGCTACTGAAATGGCTAAAAAAACTTTTTATGATGAAAAAACAGGAGTTAAATTAGGTAATGTTGCATTAGTTGGAGTACCTGCTGCTTTATATGCTTCAGGTGCTTTTGATAGAGAACCATATGAAAGAAGTATGTTTACTTATAATGCAAACTATCCAGATTTATATAGATCAAGAAAATTTTATACACAAGATCCTAAAACAGGACAAACAATAGAATTACCACAACAACAATATATTCCAGAAGAAAGAGCAGATGTTCAAAGTGGAGATAGATTTGGACCTTATAAAAGAGAAACAATTACTTTACAACAAGGGGGACTTGCTACTTTAAATCATTTTAGAGATGGTGGAATTAATTATTTACCGTCTAAAACCATTCATGACGAAGATAATGAAGATAATTATATGAGAGTCAATGGTTATGTAGAAGATGGAGCTAATAATGGGGATAAAGAAGAAGATACAATGTTAGCTCAATTAGCAGACGGAGAATTTGTTACAAGAACAGATGGTGTTTTAGGGGCAGGTATATTAGCAGGAGCTAATCCTAAAGATCAAAAAGAAATGAGAAAACGGGGGGCAGAGTTCTTTTATGAACAACAAAAACGTTTTAAAAGAATTTATGATTTATTAGATGCAAGCAGAAAAGCAACAGCACATTGATAATGTGTCGGTATTACCAATTAATACCAAAAATACTAAAAGTAAATTAAACTTAATAGTATTTAAACCAAATGAAGTTGCTGGTATATGGATCTTAGTTAAAGATCTTATACAAAAAGCTTGTGATAGAGCAGGGGCTTTTGCAGATGCTGAAGACGTAAAAGCATGGTTAGAAAAAGGAACTATGCAATTATGGGTGGCATTTGATAGTAAAGACAAAAAAATTAAATGTGTTACGGTTACTGAAATAAGACAGTATCCAAAATACAAAGTTTGTGATTGTAAAATAACTACAGGAACAGATTATAGAAGTTGGGTAGATTTTATGGATAATGTAGTTAATTGGGCAAGAACAATAGGATGTAAAAAAATGGAAATATTTACAAGACCAGGTTGGGAAAGAATTCTTAAACATAAAGGTTTTGTAAAAACACATGTACAATTAGAGAAAACACTATGATTGATTTAAAGAATCTTACATTAAAAGAAAAAGTAAATTTATTTAAAAAACTTTATACAGAAATTTCTGGTAAAGGTATTAAAGGAGATACTGAACTTGCACACATTAATGATTTTGAAGCTAGAATTCTTAAAATGTATGGTGGTGCTGGCACCATTAATGAAGAAACAGGATTAAGACAATATTTTGGTGGAGGTGGATCAGGTGGAGGTGGAGGAAGTTCTCAACCAGATACTACTACTCAATTTGTTAGAGAAGCCCCTGGTATTGAAGAACGTAAAATTGAATTAATGGATATAGCACGTAGTGCTGCACAACAACCACTCTATGCAAATGTACCAGACGTAAGAGTTGCTGGACTTTCAGGATTAGAACAACAAGGATTAGGAAAAGCTGCAACAACGGGTGTTGGTGCCCAAACTACTCAAGCTGGAATTGGTTCTATATTACAGGGACAACAAGCTGCAATGGCTGGCCCAAATATTTCTCAATTTTATAATCCATATCAATCATATGTATTAGATGAAATTAATAGACAAGCTGCAATGGCACAAAATCAATTAGCTGGGCAAGCTGTTCAAGCTGGTGCTTTTGGTGGTGGTAGAGAAGGAGTTCAAAGAGCTGAAATGGAAAGAGGAAGATTATCGTCTATTGGACAGGCTCAACAAACTGGATTTAATACTGCACTAGGTGCTGCTACTCAACAACAACAATTACAAGCACAAACTGGTTTACAGGCTGGACAACAATTAGGACAACTTGGTGTTCAACAACAAGCTATGTCACAAGCTGACATTAATCAATTGATGGCTGGGGGTGGATTACAAAGACAACTTGCACAACAAGCATTAGATGCTGAGAGACAATCTGCATTACAAAAAGCTACTGAACCTTTACAAAGAGTAGAGTTTTTATCAAACGTATATGCTGCTGGTCCTAAATCAACTTCAGGAATTACAGCTGCAACGGCTCCAACAACAAGTCCTTTAGCTCAATCTTTAGGTAGTGGTTTAGGAGCGTATGCTACGTATCAAGCATTACAACCTAAGGCTACTGCATAATGGATAAAGTATTAACAAGAAAATTATTTAAAGACAAATATTTACAAACAGTAAGTAAAAAAGTATCTCATTTTAAAGATGGAGGACTTGCTTCTTTAAAGGCTAAACATTTTTTAATAGGAGGAGAAGCATTATTTACTCCAGGTGAAAGAGAAGCAATGATTCTTGCACCTATTGTCTCTTCATTACTAACAGGAACTAGACAACCAGGTCAATCTCAATTAGGTGCTGTTGCTGCTAATGTGGGTGCTGGGATACCAGGATCTATCAATACGGCATTACAAATAGGTAAAGTTGAAGAAGCTGCTAGAAAAAAACCAGAGCTTAAAGCAGTTTATAATACTAAAACTGGTGAAACAGAATTTAGAACAACGGAAGAAATAAATGCTAATAGAGATTTTTTAAAACCAGCTGAAGGGTTTCCAGAACAAATAGCAAAAGCTACAACAGCTAGAGAACAAGCTTCAGCAAATGTTAAAGAAAAAAAAGAAGCTGATTTAAAATTAGGTGCAGCATTAGACGTTGTTAATTTAGGCGAAAGACTTTTAGGACATATAAATCAACCTGGAGTTAAAATAGGTGGATTAGGGGATGTATCTTTAGCGATAGAGGGAGCTAGAGGAACTATTGATCAAATTTTAGCAAACGATTCTTCATCTAATCCTTATTATGATGAAAATAGACAGACAATTAAAAATGTTTCTGATAAATTTTTTGATCCATCTGTTACTTCACAAGTTAGAAGTTCCACTATGGATTTAGCTTATACTTTAGCAAGAGCTAGGGAACCAGGCGGTAAATTTTCAGAAGCAGATATTAAAAGAGCATTAGAAACAATTGGTAAAAGTGGAAGCAAAGAAGTATTTGAATCAGGTATAAAAGAATCAATTTATAATACTATAACTCCAGCAATAAGATCTTATACAATGGCATATAAAGATAAAGAAGGACAACCTTTATCTGAAGAAAAATTACGTGGTACTCCATTTGAAAAATTAATAGATTTAAAATCACAGTATTCTGGAACGACTAAAAAAGAGACTCCTTTATTAACTCCAGGTAAAAAAGGAAAAGATCCTTTTAGTCCTGCAAACTGGTAATTTTAAATGGCTTATATACCAGAAACTGTTGATCAATATAGACAGATATATGAATCTGATAATCCTGGATTAAAAAACATATCTGATGAAGATATAGCTTTAAAAGTTTTTTCTATTGGTCAAAAAACTGGAGATTTAAAAGGTAAATCATTTGAAGAATTTTCTATGGATTTTTTATCAGGTAGACCAGAAAATTCAGCATACTTTTATAGAAAAAAATATGAAAATCAATTTCCAGAAATTAAAAATTTAACAGATGCTGATCTTGCTAATAAAGTTTATGATCAAAGAGTTTCTTTAGGTGGAACATTAGATTTTAAAACATTTGCTAATAAATTTGCACCAAAAGATTATGTAGAAGATTTTGTATCCCCAGATGATATAAATTTTTATAAGCCTAGACCAGCGTATTCTACTCAAGAAATAGCTAAATTAACGGGAATAGATTTACCTACTGATGTTACAGACAATACTAGTAAATTTTTTGGTCCAAAACTAGTAGCTTCTTTTGGTCAAGGTGAAGAAAATAAAATATTGGCTTATAAGAATTCATTATCTAAATTTTTTAATAAAGATGTGGATGTAAGAGTAGGTCCTAAAACTGGTGAAATAGAATTCCTTAATCCAGTAACTCAAAAATACACATTAGCAAATCAACCAGGTTTTGATGCTGGTGATATTGCTAGCTACGCTGGTGATGCTTTAGTTTTAGGTCCAATGATTCTAGGAGATATATATGGAGGACCAGCAGGAGGAGCTTTTCTTGCGGGAGTAGGAGAAGCTTTAAGAGTTCAACTAGGAAAAAGTTTATTCGGATTAAATGAAAAAGTAAACCCTCTATTAGAAGGTACAAAAGAAGCTGCAATAGTAGGAACACTTGGATATGCTGGATCTAAAGTAAGTCCAGCACTAAATTGGATGGAAAATTGGGTAAAAACTGGAAGAGTTAATTTTTCAGAATTAGAACAATTAACAAAAAATTCAAACGAAGCAAAATTAATATTTGATAAATTTAATAATGAACTTGCGAGAATGGAATTACCAAATAAAGTTCAATATACCCTAGGACAAGCCTCTAATGATCCTAAATTATTATCAGTACAAGCTGCTTTTGAATCTGATCCTAAATATGGATTAACTGGATTTTACAATACATGGAATAGGCAAAATGCTGAAGCATTAGATGCCTATTTTGGATTATTAAATAAAGGTATTGAAAATCCAAGTATAACTAAGGATGTTATTGGACAAAAAATAAATGAGGTAATGACTAAAAATTTAGATCCTGTAAGAAAGACTTTACTAGATGCTCAAACTAAAGCAGAAGCTGATTTAACAGGAGTTACATTGACTTTACCAAATGGAGTTCAAAAAGAAAGCGGAGATACTATAAGATCTACAATACAGGAATTACAAAAAAAAATCAGTGATGAATTTGATCTTAAATATGATGCATTATTTGCGAGTGGAGGAGGTCGAGTTGTTTATACAGATTTAATTACAGATGCTATAAATTCAATAGATAAGAGGCAAAAGGCTACTTTATTTGCTAAATATCCTGATATTGAAAGTATAATAAAAAAACCAGGAATTACAATAAATATAGATGCTTTAAAAAATACACGTAGTGATTTAAAAGCAGCGGATAGGGCAACAAGGACCACAAATGTATCTGAAACTCCTATTGAAGGTGCTTATAAACAATTAATAGGGTCTATAGATAAACAACTTGCTAAAGATCTACCAGCTAATGATCCGTGGTTAATAGAATTTAATAGTTTAACAAAAAATTATAGAGAATATAAAGATAGATTTAATGGAGTTATTAAAGATTTATTAAAACTTGAAAACGGAAGATTAAAAATAGCTGATGAAGATGTATTTTCAACTACATTTAAATACGGTAGAGGATCTCAAGATAAAATTGATTCTATATATGATGTAATAAAACATGATTCTGGGGCAATGACTGCTTATAGAGATTCAATATTAGATTTTTATAGAAATAAAGTTGTAGATCCAAACACAGGATTAATAAATAAAGTAACTCACGATAGATTTATTAAAAATTATGAATATCCATTAAAAGTATTTTTTGGTGAAAAAAATTATGGTCAAATTAGTAAAATAGGAGAACTTGGAAAAACAGCCCAAGAATTAAAAATTAATAAAGAAAATGTTTTAAAAGAATTAAGTGATAGTACTGAAGGTCAAATTGAAAAATTAGAACCTGATTTAATATTTAATAAATTATATAGTCCTGAACAACCAACTAGATTAAAATCAGCTATTAATATTATAAAAAAAGATCCAGAAACTATTAATGGATTTCAAACTTTAGTAAAAAAAGACATGCAAAATTCAATAAAAAATGAACAAGACCAATTTGATTTTGTTAAATTTAATAATTATTTAACAAAAAATGAACAAAATTTAAAAACAGTATTTTATGATGATCCAAAATATGTAGAAAATTTAAAAGATTTTAATAAAGTATTAAAAATATTAAGTAGAGAAAGTCCACAAGGTGCCAAAGTTGATACTCAATTCAATAGTGCTTTAAATGATTATCTTAGAATGAGAGTAGGGATGTTTACTGAAGAAGGTAGAATATACACCATGGCTAAAAAAATAGTTAATTGGAGAAAATTAAATCAAATGCAAAAAATTATAACTAATCCAAAAGAAGTTGAAAAATTATTATCTTTAAAAAACTTAGAAATACCAGTACCTAAAGATTACGGTCCAACGCTTGCGGCAAATATTAAAAAATATTCTTCTGGGGACGAAAAAACATTAAAAGCTAATGTTGATTTATATAATACAACTATTGCTCAACTATTTGGAGATAAAGCTGTTGATGAAAGTAATTTTTTTGAAGGAACTACAAGAAAAGAAGGACCAAAAACATCAAAAGAACCTAATAGAATTAAAAGATTAAATGAAAGAATGAGAAATGTTAAACCAACTATAGAATATGAATTACCAAAAAATATAACTCCTGTTAAACCTGTTTCCCAAGCTCCTACACAACCAAAAGTTAATATGTTTGCTTCTAATACACCAGGAACACCAGTAACAACTGGGGTTGCACCAACAGAACAACCTGCAAATAATGCAATGGCTTCTATACCTACTGCGGGTGGACTTACAAATATTCCTCAAGATCAATTAAATAAATATAATACTTTATTTGGACCATTAGTATGAGAAGAATTGTAAAATCTAGATTAGATGAACACATGATAGATTTATATAATAGAGTAGATAATTTAAAAAAAGATATATCAGTAATTAAAAACAATCATTTAAAGCATATGAGTTGTGCTATTTATAAGATTGAAAAAAAAGTAGACAAGATCCTTTGGTCCATGATCGGTGGTATGGGAGCTTTGATCCTTACACTTATAGTTATAGCATTTAAATTTGTAAAATAATATGAGAGAACGTAACGCATTTGAAAAATCATTACTTGGAAATAAACGAGCTATTCAAGGTGGAGTTTATAATTATTTAGGAAAACAAAAAACAGTTAATGCACCATTAAAATGGAAGTCCTCACCTGAACATCCAGTTGCATATTTAACTTATATTACAAAAGAAGAAGCAGATATATTAATTAAAAAAAATATTTATGGATCATTAAAAGATGGTAAGCCTAACAGAGGACCATTTGGAATAGCTTCCTTACAAGGATCTGGTGGTGGATCTGATGGAGCTGGGGACAGTGGCGGATCATCTGGTGGAGACTCTGGAGGGAATTCTGGAGGAGATTCTGGGGGTGATTCTGGTGGAGCTGATGGTGGAGCTGCTGGAGCTGCTGGAGCGGCTGGAGCAGGAGAAGCTTCCTCAAATAGTGATGATAGTGAAACTACTGATACGAATACTACTAGTGAAACTACTGAAAATACAGCACCAGCTTCACCTAGTTTTGATTCTATAGATACAGTTTCAACACCAGGTCCAGATCAACAGTCTTTTGGTATGTCTGAACAAGGTTTTGGTATAGGTCCACAAGATTCAATGATGGGCCCATCTATGAATTCTATTAGTGAAGAACAAGATCAAGAGCAAGAACAATCACAACCAAGTTATTCAATGGCAAGATTATCTCCTATAGGTATTGCTGCATATAATATATCTTTAGCTAATCCTACTAAATCAACTGCTGAAAAAGCTATGGGATTTGCAATGTCCCCTGTAAGTACGATTGCTGCAACTATAGCCGATACATCTATGAGAGGGGTAACTGCTCCAAATGATTTTTCTCAAGCACAACAATCTGTTCAAACAAGTGCAGCCCCTAGTGTAGGTACTGGTGGAATAGGCGGAATAGGAAGTTTTGGAAATACATATAAACCTTTAGATAATTCAAATGCATATATTCCATATACACAAAAACCATTTTTTGTTAGGGATCCATTAACAGGTGTATATAAATCATTGATATAAGTTATAAATTAAGATAATAAATTCTTAATGAAACTTCTTAGACAAGATTCTAGTTTTATTGTTACTGACTTTAAAAGAATAGATAAGTATCCTTATGTCAGATATACAAGAGACGACGACCACGGCCCACGGACCTATTTAGTCGGAGAAACTAAAGTTCCATCGGTTACAACCATATTAGCTAAAACAGCTTCTAAAGACAAGAAAGCAGCCTTAGATGCTTGGAGAGAGCGTGTTGGGTACCAAGAAGCACAGGCTATAACCGCCAAAGCAGCCTCTAGAGGCACAGAGATGCATTATGTGCTTGAGAACTACATTAATGGCATAGGATACCTTAATTTGAGCTCTGATGGGGCACAATCACGGCTCATGGCACATAAGATTATAGATAACTTAGAACCACTTAAAGAAGTCTATGGTAATGAAATAAATCTTCAATACGAAGGTAAATGGGCAGGCTCAACTGATCTCGTAGGTAACTATAATGGTAAAGATACAATTATAGACTTTAAACAGGCTAATAAATTAAAAAGAGAAGACTGGATTGAGGACTACTTCTATCAAGTCGCAGCTTATTCTATTGCTCATAAAAAGAATTATGGACCGATTGAACAAGGCATCATTGCCATCTGTACTAAGGATGGACAATATCAAGAGTTCAAAATGGACAAAATAAAATTATCAGAATATGAGGGTAAGTGGTTTGACAGAGTCGAAAAGTTTTATACAATGTCAGTTAATGAATGAAAATAAATTATTAGTTCACAAGCATCTAATAGTAAGAGCAGAAGTTTACCGTCCTCCAATGGACGAGGAGTTTCTTAGGCGTTGGTTAAATGAATTCATAGAACAAATTGGAATGAAAGTAATGATGGGGCCTTATGTTAAATATTCTAACATGGAAGGCAACAGAGGAATTACTGGAGCAGCAATAATTGAAACATCACACATTGTAATGCATATTTGGGATGAAGTTCATCCAGCACTAATGCAATTTGATGTTTACAGTTGTGGAGAGTTTGATCCAGAAACTATTTGTAAAAAAATAGATAAAGATTTTATAGTACACAAAATAGAATATAAATTCTTAGATAGAGAACATGATTTAAAAGAACTGCATACTATTGGTTTTGTTAAATCAGATAATTAAATCCAATTCTTAATTTCTTCGCCCATAGTCTCAGCAGATATTTTAATCTTACGTTTTAATGCAGAGATAATATGACTATCAATTGTTTTATCTATAATTAAATCTATATAAGTTACACTTTTAGTTTGTCCAATACGATGTGCTCTATCTTCTGATTGTTCTCTAACTTCTAGATTATAATTATTAGAATAATAAACTACATAACTTGCAGCAGTTAAAGTTAATCCATACCCCCCTGTACTTGGATTACCTACAAAAAATCTTACTTTATCATTACCTTGAAAATCTTCTACAGCTTTTTTTCTATTTTCTGTAGTTATTTCTCCATAAATAGATACAACACTTTCATCTCCGTATTCTTTTCTTAAAGCTTTAACTATTGTTTTTATATTATGAATGTAATTAGCCCAGATAATAAATTTACCATCTGATTCTTCTATAATACTTAATAGTTCTTCTAATTTAGGATCATTATCAAATGGAACTATTTCTCCATCATCTGTTTTTAAATATCCATTACAAACTTGATGTAGTTTTAATATTTCTGTAAGTTTATTTGCAAAGCTAACTTCTTTATCTTCAATAATAGATCTTGCATATTTTCTTAAATCTTCATAAACTTTAATTTGTTCTTTAGTTAAATTTACATATCGTTGTTGATAAATCTTTTCTGGTAAATCTAAACAATCTACTTTTCTAACTCTAAAAGAAAACTTTTTAATCTTTGCTTCTAATTCATCTAAGTTTGTATAATACTGTGGAATAAGTACAACTCTATTTGGACCCATATTAATTTGTTTCATTACTGCATATCTAGCTCTAAATGCTACAAAAGAAGGATATCCAAGTAAGTCTTTAGACAAGAAGGCACATTGTTGATATAAGTCTAATGGTGATTTTGTCACTGGTGAGCCCGTTAGTATTCTTTTATATTTAATATGTGGAGATAATTTACAAATATTTTTAGATCGTTTTGCTTTATCATTTTTAATTGTAGTACTTTCATCTACAATCATTATAGCTTTTTGACCTGTATTAATTACAAGTTTAGTTAAAAAATCAAAGCCTCCTTTATGAGATAAAGCTTCTACATTCATTAATACATAATTTAATTTATCAGCTTGATAATTAATTTCATTATCATCTTTCCAAACAAACATTGTATAATCAGTTACTGGAGAATGTGTTTCAATTTCTTTTATCCAGTTTTTATAAACAGAATTAGGTGCAATAACTATTGCAGTAGTAATTAATTTTTCTTGGTATAAATAAGCTATATTATCTATGGCAACTTTTGTTTTGCCAGTACCCATCTCCAAGAAATATGCAAAATTTAATTCTTTAGCACCTTTAATTAAAGCATTACGCTGATGTTCGTAAGGTATTGTTTTATATGTATATTTTTTCTTGTCCATGTTTCGTCATTCCATACTTTAAAAGTATTTAATCTTTTTTACATTTTTTGCTTTACATTGTCAAACAAATAAAATAAACAGCTTTGCCAAGGAGGTCTTATGGACTTAGAAGCAGAATCAACCATACGAGTTGATACTGCAATGTCTTCGGACATTGCTAAATCTTGCAATAAGTTATTGGACGTTCAGAAACAAATAACAGCAACTGAAGAACAATTAAAGAAGTTACAAGAAGCTGAGTCATTGCTTTCCGAACAGACAATTCCAAACTTAATGCAACAAGCAGGTATATCATTGCTTAAACTTGCTGACGGATCGTCAGTTGAAGTTAAGCCATTTTATTCTGCAAGAATTCCCTCTACTAAAACTGAGGAAGCATTTGAATGGCTTCGTCAAAATGGTTTTGGGGATTTAATTAAGAACAACGTAACATTAACTTTTGGTCGTAATGAAGACGACGTAGCTAAAAACGTAGTTGCGGATTTACGAAAAAAAGGGCATAATGTGAACCAGACCGAAAAGGTAGAACCAATGACCTTGAAGGCATTTGTTAAAGAACAAATCCAACAAGGAAAGAACGTTCCTTCCGATATATTCGGCGTTTACGTTGCAAACAAAACAAAAATAACCACGAAGGAGTAATCATGGTACAAGCACAAGCGAAAAATGCTTCAGCAAAAGCTGAGGTTGCAGTTAAGAAAGAAGCTCCACTGCCAGCGATGTTAGATTTAGAATCAGCATCAGGTCAGGGTTCGGAGTATGTCACAGCACGTGATACAAAACTTCCAATACTTAAAATCTTATACGCTAATTCTAAAGTATTAGATGAGAGTGATGGAAAATATATTGAGAGTGCAAAACAAGGAGACATTTATAATGAAACAACAGGAAGCCTTTATAAAGGTAAAGAAGGTGTAATTGTTGTTCCTTGTCTGTACATCAATACATTTAATGAATGGAAAGATAGAGGAGATAGTCCAGGTCGTCCAGTAGGAATACATACAGATCCGTCTGTTATGTCACAGACTACTAGAGGAGATGACAATAAGGATAGATTACCAAATGGTAATTATATAGAAGACACTGGTAATCATTTTGTTTACATCTTGGATAAAGATTATAATCCAGTTGAAACAGCATTGATTGCTATGAAGTCTACTCAAAAGAAAAAATCTAAAACTTGGAATTCTATGATTCAAAGTAGAAGACTACAAGGTAAGAAAGGTTTCTTTTGTCCGCCATCATGGGCAACTGCTTATAAATTAACCACAACTAAAGAATCTAATTCTGGTAACAGTTGGTATGGTTGGATTGTAGAGTTTGATAAATACTTGAATGATCCAAAGTATGCTAAAGTGTTAGAGATGACTAAAGCATTTTATGAAAGTGCTATGAAGTCAGATATCTTTGGTAAAGTTGATTTTGGCAAAGAAGAATCTCAACAAATTAAACAAGACTCAGAATCAGTTCCGTTCTAATGGAAACAAAACTATTAGAACTGTTTGAAGGCGATTCTAATCAGCACATTGAGGTCACCTTAACGGGTGACCTTGATGAGCGAGGTAAGAGACAAGCTAAATATACTACTGTATATAAGCCAGTAACGGCGGAGCTTTGGAAAAAACATTTAGATGGAGAAATTATTATTGGAATTAAACCAGAGATAAATGGTAAAACAAAATGGGGTTGTATTGATATGGACCCTGGCAGTTATAAAGATTTTAATACAAAGAAATTTATAGAAATTATTAAACAAAACAGTCTTCCACTTGTTCCTCTTAGATCAAAATCAGGTGGGCTACATTTAATTTTATTTTTAACAGATTGGTCTGATGAAAAAAAAGTTAGAGAAGTTTTAGATAAATGGAATGAAAGTTATTTTTTAGCAAAAGAAGTATTTCCTCGTAATAAACATTTAGGGATGCCTTATCATAAAGAAACTAGAACAATTGAATATGCATATGATGATAAAGGAGAAGGATTAGATTTAGAACAATTTATAGAATTAGCATTTAAAAAAAGATTATCATTTGATGATTTAATAAATTTTAAAACTAAAAAATATGAACCAGAATTAGATTGGAATGAATATCCTCCGTGTATACAAAATTTACTTACAGATAAATGGGCTGGGGATCATAGAAACGATATAATGTTTAATATGGCTGTTCTTGAAATGAAAAAGTCAGACGGTAACATAGATAAAAAAACTTTAGTAAATACTTTATTTGAAAGAAATCAGGCAATATTTACTAAACCTTTAACTGAAAAAGAAATATTAGGAAGTGTTGCTCAATCTACAGCAAAGAAAAATTATAATTATAAATGTCCACCAAGGTATCCACACATGATACCTATTTGTAATAAACAAGTGTGCCAAATGAGAAAACTTGGAATTGGTTGCCAAGTACCAGATATCATAGATGAATTTGAAAATGTAGTTGTTACAAGAAATGTAAAAGAAACTTTTATTGAATTTAAATACAAAAATACAAACATGATATTTAAAACTGATGATGATTTAATTGATGAAAAATCTTTTAGAAAAAAGATGTTAACTTATTCTATAAATTGGATGACATTACCTAAACCTAAAAAAGGACCTAATCCTTTTGAAATGTTAGTTCAAGGTTTATTTGATAAAGCTAAAGAAAATATAGACGCTAAGTATGAAGATACATTAGAAGATACTGTATTCTCATTTAAAAAGAAATTCTTTGAAACCCATTTAATCGTAGATGATTTTGATCAACTTAAAAATAATTATTTAGTTAGAGAAGAAATAGATAATAAAGATTTTATATATTTTAAGAAAAGTACACTAGATGAATTTGTTAAGAGATCATCAAATAAATTATTTGCAAACTCACAAGAAGCATTACAAGCAATGCAATGTGTAAAAGTAGATTATCATAAAAATCAAAAAAACTTATGGAAGATGGAATTACCAGATTTTAAAAGCAAAAAAGAAACAGAAACTAAAAAAGAATCAACAAAACAAGCTACATTAACTGAACTAGATGATGAATATCATGCACAACAATTTAGAGAACCTAAACAGATCTAATAGTATTAGAAGTAAAACTATTAAGTTTTATGGACCACCAGGAACTGGGAAAACTAATACATTAGTTCAAGAAATTTTAACTAAACATTTAGCTGAAGGTATTTTACCTCAGGATATAGCTTTTATATCTTTTACAAACAAAGCTGTTAATACAGCAATAGATAGAGTTTTAAAAACATTTCCACAATACAGTATGAAAGATTTTCAAAGATTTAAAACATTACATAAGTATTGTAAGAAATACTTTACTCAAGAAGTCTTTGATCCACAAAGATGTATGATTGATTTTGCTTTAGAAAGTAAAATTATAAAAAGTTCTGATTCTAGATTAGACGATGATTCGTTTGTTTATAAAGATTGGTCATTACATATTTATGATAAAGCTAGAAATATGATGCAGCCTGTTGAAGAAGTTTATCGTAATGAAACATATAAAAGAGAATCTTTACATTTACTATTAAGAAAGATTGATGCTTACAATGCATACAAAACAGAAGGAGAAACTAAGTACATGGACTTCACCGATATGATTGAACGTTCCATTGATGAAGTTAATTTTCCACCATTAGAAGTTCTAATATTAGATGAAGCACAAGATTTTACACCATTACAATGGTCAGTAGTTTATAAGATGGCTCAAAATGCAAATAAAGTATATTTAGCAGGAGATGATGACCAAGCTATTTATAGATGGAATGGATCAGATCATAGATATTTTACAAAGTATTTTCCAGGAGAAAAAAGAGTTTTATCCCAAACAAGACGTTTTGGAAAAGAGATATATAAATTTTCTCAAGTAATAAGGAAATCAATTATAGATAGCGAAGAAAAAGAATATTTACCAAACCCAGATATTAAAGATAGTGTAAAAGCTTATAGATCATTTTTTGATGTTGATTTTGATGAATACAAAGGAAGTTGGTATTTATTAGGAAGAATTAGTGCAACTGTTAATGAACTTAGAATGATGGCAAAAAATAAAGGTTTATACTTTATGGACAATAAAGGTAATAAATCTTTTACAAATAACAAATGGAAAGCTATTAAAACTTGGAAAAGATTATGTAATGGAGAAAAAATAAATAAAGAAGAAGCACAAAACTTTTATAAATATACTAGATATTTAGCTAAAGAATTATACAGAAAAAAAGAATTTTGGGATGAACAAGACAAATTTAATGAATATTCTTTTGAAGATTTAAAAGCATGGTGCGGTTTAACTATAAAAGATGAATTAATAGGACAAGAGTGGTTTCATGTTTTAAAAAGAAACATCACACCCACAGAAGTAACTTATATAAATATTCTATTAGAGAAGTACGGAGAAGATCAGTTAAGCAAAGAGCCTAATATGATTATAGATACTGTACATTCTGTAAAAGGAGGAGAAGCTGATAATGTTTTAGTCTATTTCAAAGCTGATTATGCTTCTCAATATCAAAACAAAACAGTGCAGGAAAAAATGGACGAAAAAAGAGTAGTTTATGTTGCAGTGACAAGAGCTAAATGTTCATTACATTTATTAAGTTCTGATCATAAGTACAACTATCCAATAGGGGAAGATTACTTTAAATATTTACAGGAGAAACAAAATGACTAATAAAGCTTTCTTTAAACAAGTAGGTGGATCTCATTATAAAGAAATGAAGATACAACCTTCTAAGTTTATTAATGAAAACAATTTACCATTTGCAGAAGGTAATGCAATCAAATATATATGCAGACATAAGTTAAAAGGAAAAAAAGAAGATATTTTAAAAGCTATTCACTATTTAGAAATGGTTTTAGAAAGAGATTACAATGTTTAATCTCAAAAAAACTATAGTTGGTGATATGGGTTTATTTACCTGTATTTGTATTTTTTATTTTTTACTAATGGTACTTTAAATGACAAGTTTACAATATTCATTAACGTTTAAGAAAAGTATGTGGTTATGCCCATCAGAGTATAAAGATTTATCTAATGCAACTGAAATAGCAATAGATTTAGAAACAAGAGATGATGGTATCAATGAAGGACTAGGTGCTGGTTGGGCAATAGGTAAAGGTTATGTAATCGGTTTTGCAGTCGCTGTTGAAGGTTGGCAAGGTTATTATCCATTTAAACACTATGGTGGTGGCAATATGGTGCCTAAACAAGTTATTAGTTATATGAAAGAAGTTTGTGCACTTCCTTGTAGAAAAATATTTCATAATGCTCAATACGATTTAGGTTGGTTGCAATCTATGGGTATCAAAGTTAATGGAGAAATTGTAGATACAATGGTTGCGGCAGCAATCGTTGATGAAAATAGATGGGCATATAATCTAAATGCATTGGCAAAAGATTATTTAGGAGAAATTAAAGCTGAAACTGATCTTAAAGAAGCCGCTAAAGATCATGGCATTGATCCTAAAGCTGAAATGTGGAAACTTCCTGCTGAACATGTTGGATTTTATGCGGAGCAAGATGCACGGCTCACGTTAAAGCTATGGGGATTTCTAAAGAATGAAATCATCAAACAAAATTTAACTACCATTTGGGACATGGAATCTAAATTACTTCCTATTTTAATTTTGATGAGACAAAAAGGAATTAGAGTAGATGTAGAAAAAGCTCAAAGAATGATTAAAGAGTTTGAAAAGCAAGAGAAAGAAACTTTACTTAAAATAAATAAAATAGCAGGTAAGGATATAGATATCTGGGCCGCAAGACAAATAGGAGAAGCCTTTGATAAATTAAAAATACCTTATCCTAGAACTGCTAAAAGTAATGAACCTAGCTTTACAGCTAATTGGTTAACAAACTGTAATCATGAAATAGCTAAACTTATTGTTCAAGCTAGAGAGATAAATAAATTTCATGCTACTTTCTTACAAAGTATTATGCGATACCAAGTAAATGGTAGAGTTCATGCTGAAATCAATCAATTAAGATCAGACAACGGTGGCACAGTATCAGGACGTATTTCTATGTCTAATCCAAACTTACAGCAAATTCCTGCTCGTAATAAAGATTTTGGCCCTAAAATTAGGTCTTTATTCTTACCTGATAAAGATCATAAGTGGGGTTCTTTTGACTATTCACAGCAAGAACCAAGAATGGTTGTGCATTATGCATCATCTGTTGGTTATGATGGAACACAAGAGTTAGTTAAAGCATATGAAAATGCTTCAGCAGACTTTCACCAAACAGTTGCTGATATGATCGGTATAGATCGTTCACAAGCTAAAACTATTGGTTTAGGTTTAATGTATGGTATGGGTAATACTAAACTTGCAACTTCTCTTGGTTTATCTGAACAAGAGGCAAGAGATATTATTCTTCAATACAATAAAAAAGTTCCTTTTGTTAAAAAACTTATTAATCTTTGTATGGATAAAGCATCTAAAGAAGGTGCTATTAGAACTAAAAAAGGTCGTAAGTGTAGATTTGATAAATGGGAACCTAAAGATTGGACAATGACAACACCAGAAAACTTTGAAACAGCAGTTGCTAAGTTTGGTGGACAAGAAAATATTAAAAGATCTGGAACGTATAAAGCTTTAAATAGATTGATACAAGGTTCTGCAGCCGATCAGACTAAACAAGCAATCATTGACTGCCACGAAGCAGGGCATACTCCATTATTACAAATCCATGATGAGTTATGTTTTAACATTAAAGATGAAGTTAAAGATGTTAAATTAATTAAAAAGACAATGGAGAATTGTATAGAGTTCAAAATCCCTAGCTTAGTTGATGTAGCCATTGGCGATAGTTGGGGAGAAGTAAAATGAAAATATGTAGCATATGTAAAGAACTATTACCATTTCAAGATTTTAGT